GCACTAGCGCGTGATCTTCGTTCGTATCAGTGCCAGAGTGCCCACTAGTGCTTTCCTCCCAGTCAGTAGTGAGGTCAGCCTTGCTAGTAGAGGTAAACATCGCGCCCCTGTTAAGGGACGTTGGGCCATCACCCATTGTAGTCAGCGTCTCCTTGAAGTTGGGCTTCGACCTGCTTATATAGTTTACTGTGTTCGTTGCTCGGTAGTTGATCGTGTCATCGCCAAGATGCGGCGAGAACTGGGCGTTGCCGTATATTGCATAGTCGGCCTTGGGGGTGGCGCTGTCTTCTATGTACGGCCCCAGCGTCATCGTGAGCGTACCGTCTGAGGGAAGGGCCGCCATCTTCAGGAATATAGAAGTCCATTCGTTTAAGAACAACTGAGAAGAACTACCGCCAACCGCAGCCCCGCCGAAGATCAACCAGTTAGGCGTATCTGTCCAAGAGACACTTTGGTACCCAGTATTAGAAAGGTACTTGGTTTCAGTCCCTGTGTGCTTAACTTGGATCAGTACCGCCCCTGATGGGTTGTACACCTCATTAGGATTAGCGTCGTCTCTTCTAACCTGAACATCAACATACGTAGTCAGCACAGTCCCTGACGGAATAGTGTCACTGGTCTGAGAGGATGTGTTTCCCCCGATGAGCGTGGTAAAAGACCCAGAGGTATCGTCACCGTTACCCGCTATAGCCCAGTCACCTAGGGGCTCATATCCCGTTGTCCCGCTCACGTCACCATCTACCGTGTCAATGCGCATCCCCCAGTCACCAGGATCTACATCGTCTAGTTTAGCCGTGCCGTTTCTGGACCACGAATACTCGCCTCCCCAGTACAACTTAGCGTCCTCTGCCGATACAGGGTCGAATCCAGGGAAGCGAAGCACTTGCACTGGTCCGTGAGCGTACTTGACAACCGAGGCTGAGTGCCCCTTCAAGAAACTAGCGTTAGAGAATGTCCTTACCAGCGTATTGTCACTAAATGTAACACGGGGAGAGATGTCCTCGTACACATTACTTGCGTGTGAGTCAACTATCTTTGCAACACCATCGGTGTCGTATCGCCATCTTCTGTAACTAGATGCAGCGAGGTGGTTCACCTGAATAATGTGCCACGCGCCATCTGCTTGAAATATCTTCGCTCCCCAAGTCGTACAAACAGCCTTTAGTACCGATAGTTTAGACACGGCACCTTGTGCGTCATCATCGCTAGTAAAGTTGATGCGATCAACATAGGTGTTCTCTAGCGGGTTATCTGTTGCAGCAAGGACAGGATCTGTCTTCGGGTAAAAAGAGGATGAGACATAGTAGTCAAGATCGAACCCCGTAGTGTCCAGAATCTCGGAGAGGATGCTCGTGAATGACTCAACACCGCTGACGGGGCCTGTGCCCGTAAAATCAACGATATAAGGCTCCTTGTCTAATCGCCCTAAGCCGTCACTTGCCGTAATAGACAAGACAACTGGACCGTCCTCCCTAAAGTTTATCGCCTCTGGGTCGATCCTGCCTATCCACTTAATAGAGCTAGTTTGCCTTATCACCAATAGGTACTTATCCTCCACGTCATCCAAGCCACCTATCAAGTCACCAGCAAGAGCCTCGCCAGTGTCAAAAAGGGTCAGGGTCGTTGAAGACGTGAGAAGCGGAGAGTACTCATCTTCGCCTCGTGGATGTCCACATTGTATATGTTCCCCTTGTCGCCCGTGAAGGAGTAGTTATACTTTGCGCTCTTAAACGTAGATGTTAGGTCGAATCCTGCCATTACTTATATTCCAATCGTTGTTGTTACGGGTTTCTCCACCCAGCATTGAAGCCGTCATCGCCAAACCTATTCTTGATACCAACAACTCGCGTTTGTGACCCTCGACCCATTGCTAAAGCCCCTGTGCCAATCGTCCTTACTCTCTGTTGGTACGTGTCGTTGATGACTCCAATAAGTTGATCGCCCTCTGCCACCAGTGATATATCGACAGTCGTTGCGCGTTGACTAGGGGGAGGGACAGAGGAGAGTGAACCGAAGCCGTTACTCCCTGCGTATTGCTGGGCAGACGCGCCAAATAAGGGGCCAAACCCACCTGTAGGAATAGCCCTAGGGATCTGAGACGCATTACTGTAGTTGGAGATCAGGTTAGGGGCCTTCCCTGCTGATGAGGAACCAGATGAACTTGATCCTGGTTTAGCAGCCCGGATGATTGCTGTCTGGGCAGCGCCGATAGTTAGTACACCAGCCGTTAGTGCACTAGCCAGAATTGGATTAGAGGCGTGTCTCGACCACACCTCACTAACGCCCAGCGCAGTATTTACAACAACCTCTGCTATCGCAAATTTCTTACCGTTGTTAAACTGCTTCTTATTGATCTCATCGCCATTCTTCGCCAACATCATCATGGCTTGCCCAACACCGCCAAATGCCCCAGCCATGATCTTTGCCGAGTCCCTGACCGTATCGCCATTGGCTTGCCAGAACGCCTGAAAGGAGGTGCCCATTGACCTGTTTTCTTGCTCTATCTTGTTACCTAGGCTCACTATCTCTTGGGTCATGACACCAGAGGTATTAACCACAGAGGCCCCTACTGCATCCCATTGCGCCTGAATCGTAAAGACAGTACCGCCAATCCAAGTCTCAATTGTTGACAGTTGATCTTTTGTCTTGTCTAACTCCTTGTCCCTGAGTAGACCACCCTCTGTGACAGCCCCGCCATTCAATAGTCTCTTCTGCTTTTCGAGTAGCTGGGTCATTTTGCCGACAGTCTCAAGGGAACCATCCGTCTTTCCGTCCCTAGCAAGAATCTTTTGATACTGCGTGAAAGACTCCTTGACGGTGAGCCAAGTGTCGGCTAGTTTCTTTACCTCTATCCTTTCGAGCCTTATCCGCTCCTTTAACTCGTCGTTGAGCCTCTTTAGTTCCTCCTTGTTGACCCGCTCTCTCTCCTTGGCAAAAAACTATCTTCTTTAGCGTCACCAAGAAATCGGCGTAAGCCGCCTTCATTCTTTCTATGGCTTCTTCTGTGTCCACAGTCGTCTCTGCGGACGAAAAGGGAACCCTTATCCTTTCTTCTGCAAAGCCACCAGCAAGCGCGTCTTCTAGGTCGCCTATTCGCTCCTCGTACTCCTTCATCCCGCCGTCGGCAGCGATGCGCATCTTAGACTCTAAATCCTCTATCTCCGCCTTGGCCTTGTTTGCCTCCTTCCTGAAGGCTGCTGTCGCCTTCTCACCATCCGTCACGAAGCCAATAAGTCTTCCTAGCTCGTCACTAGTCTTCTTATAGAGCCCTTCTAACTCCCTAATGTCCTCAGCAATCCTCTTGGACTCCTTTAGCTGGGCGAACACCGCCATCTGGGACCCCATCGGAGAAGTCATACGAGTGGTCGCAATGTCCCTGTTAGCCTCCTCTTGCAGGCGCTTTAACTCTTCGATCCGCTCCTGAAGTCGCTCCGGCGTCGCCAGCGTCTTTGGGGCGAACTCTGGCACCACCTCAAACATCTCCTTCAGGCTCTCTGTCAAAAGCCGCCATTGAGGAAATGTTCTTCCCAGTAACAAGGTTGAGGGCCCGCTGTTGCTCCACCATGTACATGATGGACTGAGCCGACATCTGGATGTTGTTCGTAACAGCACGAACACCCTGAGCCATCCCCATCCCAAACTGACCTGCATCCTGAAACGCCTGACCCACTGACACAACGGCAAACGTGGATGATCCCGTTATGTTGCTATTCTTAGCAAGCGTCTTCGAGTTTTTGGCTGTTGCAGTGGTATTGCGCTCTGTGGCAATGGTCGCGGTGTCTTTGGTCATCGCCGCGCCTACGTTGGCAGATGACCCCTGCTGGGTAGCTGTTGTATTCCTTTTTTTCTCCGCCGTGTTCGATCTCCCTAGGGCGAGTTGCTGGCGCTCTAACTTCAGTAACTTTGCCAAGACGAGCGACATCGCCTTGTTTGTAGATATGGCCCCTTTTGCCTTCTTACTGTAGAACTGCTGATTCTTGCCAAGCCTGAGCGTCCCATCAGACACCTGAGCAAGTTTCTTGTTCATTTTCGACAGTTGTTCACCACCCGAAACCCTCATAAGAAGGTTAATCAACATCTGCTGATTGCTTTGTGCCATCTACTTGTACTCTACCTTGTAACCAACGCCCTCAGTACCGCGCTTCTTCACGCACACTGCAAACGCTATGTCTGAATATGAACACTCTCTAAAAATACGCCTAGCCTCAGCGGCTGTCGAACTTCAGGGCCCAAGGCTGATCTTGGACCCGTGGGTCGCTTACCCCTCTGCTGACGGGACGTATTTGGCGAATCTGCTCTGAAGCCCATCGCTGATCTTCAGTGCAAACATAAAAAAATCAGCCACAACTACTGATACAAAATCCATAGACACGCCATCGCCATCAAGGTCGTTAGGCAAACCCTCAAGGATTTCCTTGCAAACTAAAAGATCCATGCCATCATCACCGCTTGCGCTATCTGATATTGCCTGAACCTTCTTTTGGAGAGCGACCGTGGGGTAGCGCATCGTGCCTACTACCCCTGGTCCCAACTCGTACTCTGTACCGACTTGAGGGACGTACTCATCCCCTCTTACGACAGCGTTTATGTCAATCCTAGCCATGTTATCCCTCTTTTGTTATTGTTAATTACGGAGTCTCTGAGAAGTCAGTGAACGCGGTCAGAGTATCCTCTGCATAGTGCGTACCTACGAACTCGACATTTGCACCAGCAAAGCCGTCGCCTGGATCAACACCATTAGTCTCAACTCCCCATCCATCTGTATCTGCGGTCGCACTACCGTTGGTGTACTTGAGGATTGAACTCCAAGCAGCAGCAACGCCAGTGATCTTGAGGCGAACCATACGAGCACCAGCAGCGTCTTCCCCTGCGTGGTAAGCATAGGCGTACACGTCCTCTAGGACCATGTAGTTGCCGTTTGACATAGCAAATGCTACGTCTACATTGGTGTTCTGGAACCCCTTGGCGACTGCGTACACGTCAGTAATAGACCCTGATGCTTCCCCGCGAATACCACTTAGCATAACCTCAGCAGTAACGCGACAGGAGCCACCGAAGTAGGGGCGACCACAACCGTCTGTTTCGTCACTTGGGAAGTCAAACTCAAACGAAGGGTCGCTCATCGCAACACCTAAGTCAGTGAAATTGGTGGCAATGTCGTCGTAATCGCCAGCCTGAGCCAACACATACACATTACAAACGTCTGACACAATGTTCACTATAGGTTTCACCCGACAGACCGTATTGCTTGTCATCGTCTGCGTATCGGAGTTAGTGTACGTGATCACAGCCGTATTAAGCGACCTGTTTGCCATCAGCGTCTCAAGGGCCGTTACGTTGCTGTAGTCGAGGCAGTCAAAAGATCCCGTCTTGGTGACGAACCCTCGATCAGCCTCAAAGTTGTACCCCGTAGTGTACGATTCTTCTGCCGTTTCCAGCGAGAAGTTTTCTATTAAGTTTCCTGCTGTTGAAGTACCGCCAACGCTGATTGACGCGACCTCTGATGGTCCTGGGCCCCATGTATTTGTTGCCATGTTGTTATTCCTCTATTTTTTCGTCATCAACTACCGTTACTTCGGGAGCTTCTGGTTCTTGTATGTTACTTGCAAAATACCTATCGTGAATATCCCCTGACACAATTCGTGCGGGTCCATTTACGTAGTTTTTCTTGTTTCGGACGATCTTGTACTCACGATTCTTGGCGATAAGGCCAAGTTGCTTTCCCTCCCCGTCCCTAGCCGCCACTGAGTGACTGGCTATAAATGTCTTACTTTTACTCACGGACTTGTTACCTGTCTTTGTGGTATGATACCCCACCTGATAAGGTGTGACATAACATCACTACCAGCGGGTTGTCTAAAGCGTCCTAGGTAGTTCGTGCCACCAAAAGATGACCTAGCATCGCTACTCCTACCTGAGAACTCGAAAAGATCGTGCACAATGGCGTCTGAGATGTCCCAGAACGCCTCGCGATCCGATGTGTACCTTGTTGCCCCAGAAGCCCTTACGACGACGTAGATGTCCACCAATAGAGTCTCTCGCACGGGTACGCCGTAGCCTGAGTTCGACTCGTTAGAAGCGTCTGCTAGTCCAATGAATACAAACCTAGATCCTGATGGTCTACTAGCGAAGTGCTGGTCGATTGCGCTCTGTAGTGTGCCGTCGAATATAGTGCAAGAGTCAATACCGTCAATGCGACGCTCAATCTCACCCTTAACGGCTTCAAATACGTTATTTGTAGATACGCTATCCAATGCTACTTCCCTATGATTATTTCTTGCTTCGTGGCTCTGGGCAAGCCGTACTCCCTGAACGACCTGTCGATATTCTCTACCACCCACTGCTCCTCAAGGCCCATGAAGTCCCTCTGGTGCTCGTCCCTCCATCTAGGACTGTTTCCAGATATGTGAGCGTAAGCCTTTATTTCTTGTGCGGGTTCGCTAAACCCAATGCTGATCTGGGTATCTCTCGCCTTCATAGCCTGACCGCTCCTTGTGTCCCTGACCTTAGAGCCACCGAGGGTTGTATCTACCCTTGCCGACCCTGCGCCCTCAAGGACTTGCAAGTTGCCTAGCATCTGTCCAGACAACCTCAGATCAACATTCTCCTGCCCTTTTCTCTGTGCGTATTTTCTTGTGTACGGATGCTTCAGAGCGTTTCCTTGCTTATCAAGGCCCGACTTCGTGCGCTCTCTGATGTGAAGAACCGCAGCCTCCCCGATGTCTACAGCAACCCTGCCAAGGCCAGAGGCCCACTCCGCAAGTGCTTTAGTAAACTCCTCACCTACTCGTACAACAGCCATTTAGCCCACCCAAGTATCTCGTGAGTGTGTGTCCATGTCGTCGTCAACAGTTGTCTCTAACTGCGTGAGGAAGTCTGAGTCGATGCGCAGTTGCTTGATAAGGGCGTTGAATGCCATCTCAAAGCGGTCGTACATCATAGCCGACCTATTCACCAGCATAGAGTTGGAAGCGAGAGCCTGTTGCTCGTAGTATTGCCACATGACACAGTAGCCAAGCGTCCTGTTAACAGCGCCAGTCAAGTGAGTCTTGCCCACATCAATAGCCGCATCAAAGAACTCACCTGGACCGTCAGCGTCACGCATCATCTCAGGGAACTCACGCATGGACTTCATCTCAATATAGCCCTTCGCCTCGTCCCGCATATTTGCAGATATGGCGTCAGTGTCATACGAGTCAAAGTTGGGATCACGCAAGTCTACTGGCGCAATACCGTCCATAACGTCGTTGTCAAGAGTGAGGTCAGCCCAAGAGCCCATATCTACTGTCCATTTTAAGCGCACAAGCAGGGGGCCGAAGCCCCCCGCCGTACACCGTTTAGTTTACGACTGGTCTACGTCAATCTTTACGCCAGCAAGGTCTTTGTTGCTTGCGACATTAACGTCCCAGTTAGATCCTGTAACTACATTAGCCGTAGTTGGGTTAACACCACCGTTAGTAGTGTCCCACTTGAAGCCTTTGAGTCCAAGAACGTAGTCGTCCTCTCCCTGAAGAATCATCTCAAGGTTGGCTTTGAGCAACTTGCGATCCATAGCCACGATAGGCAGTGTATCAACAACGATCTCAATAGCGTTGTCTACCAAACCAAGAACGTGATACTCACCAGGAGTACCAGAAGTGGTTAAGTAAGAGATGTCAGAGACAAACATTGGGAGCCCAAGAGTCCCTGTTCCACCCTGATAAATCTGGAAGTCAGCCACATTGCCAGAGGCAGCGGACAACTGCTCGACTTCGAGGGCCTCCATTGCGCCTGAGTTCGTAACCCATACTTTCACACGATCAGCAGCGTCGCCCAATTTCCGCTTTCCGCGAACAAGAGCAGTGTGATC